GTAGTAGTCACATTGCCGCCGCCAATTAAGGTAGCAGTCGGAGTGTTAATATACCCTGTTCCTGAATTAATAATCTTAATTCCAGAAATTTGGCGGGCACCAATGTATACTTCGGCGGTGGCAGTTGTACCTCCTGGTAAATCTGGTGGAGAAATTATAATTGTTGGTACTTCAGTATAACCAACACCTCTATTAGGAATTGAAATATTTCCTACAGAATAAGAATAATTGTCTCCCCACGACTTCCATGGATACGAATCAATTAATGTACTAGTCGTAGAAATTGTTTCAAACGTATTATCTGTGGCATTATAATAACTAGGTAAATCAAAATCTGTATTATAAGATTGAACAGTATCTAATGTTGTTTGATTAGTAATAAAGTTTCTAATCTGAGTATGATAAGGTTTAACTTCCTCAATATATTGTTCAAAATAAGAGCTTGTAGTAATCTTATAAACAGGACGTTGATCCAACGCACCGGCATAATTGGTCACATTAATAAATGTAGTTTTAAACGCCCAGTCTAATAATTTTTGTTCGTATAGGCAATACTTAACTGCTGTAAAGAAAAACTTATTCCAGTTAATTTTCAATTCATTGATAAAAATATCATTCTTAATTGCCGCTAAAATATATTGTAATTCAAGATCTGGTGCTTGATTATACAATGTTTGATCAAAATTATTGTATTCGTCAAAGCCCAATTTGCTAGCAGGAATATTCCATAGTGAATTGTTTAACTGAATGGTTCCTTTTTCGCTCCAGATAAGATCATAGTTACTACTAAATGTTCCTAAGGTTCCAGAAACTACAGGACTAACAATCGCCGATCTTCCATCGCCAACATTTTTAATCTTAATATAATCTCCAGTTTTAGCGTTTGCTAAAGTCTGTAATTCATATGTAGAATCTACTGTATAATCTAAAAGTTTATATTGATTATATGCGGTGCTAGAGTAATCAACATAATCCCAGTATAAAGGTGTATTGTACTTCTGCGTATGTGCTCTAGACCAACGTAGGTTATAAGCATCCCATACAAACTTTGACCATCTATTATTAGCTTGAATATCATTTAATACAATTACTGTATAAGGACGTACTACTAATTCAGGGGCAGATGCATATCCTGCACCAGAAGCTACTATTTTAGTCGCAATAATTAAACCATCAGCATCAATTTCAGTAGCAATTATAGCTGGTTTAGTATTTGTACCTAACACCTCAACCGCAGGTGCTGATTTATATCCGTATCCAGGATTGATTATTTCAACAGAAATAATTTGACCGTTATACACAGTGGCTAATAATTCAGCCGCAGTGGCCGCTGTTAATTTTCTTGTGTCAATATCTGCTAAATTATCAACTGTTTCAACTATTTCGTCATAGGCATTCTGATACTCATCAGGAATTTGTTCTTGTTTGTTAAGATTTATAAAACTATAATTTCCAGTAACAGGAACATCAATAAGAATATTGTTTGTAAAATCTAAAAGATTTCTCAATGCTTCAAATCTATTAACAAATATGCCTTGGCGTGGACGAATATCAATACCATATCGTTGTCTAGCCGAAAGGGCAGAATCTGGCACTAGATTCCCTAGGCTATCATGTCCAATTAAACTATCGAGCAGCTTTTTCTCCAACAACGGTGGCGGCATGCTTTCGGCACTATTTTCTTGTAACAATAACCATTCTGTATGTTTAGGTATATTGTTAGGATTGCGATCCATAGCAATATTAAGATTTATTCTGGTGCCAACAGGTGCAGTGCCAATGTTTGCTAACGCAACTGCATCGGCACTAATTGGGGCAGCAAATTGTAACCCGTAAGCAACAGGGTCAGCAATGATGCTGGCAACTTGGTAAGCACTAATTCTACGATTAGGTGCAGAAGGCACAACAATCTTATTTTTAACCCAGAAGAAATAATAATTAGTAAATGTATCACTAATTGAATCATAAGTTTGCTTAGCCGATACTGTAGAATCATTAATAAACTTAGGTTGTCCACTGATGCCTTGTGTTAAACCGGTAACAGTATCTGCTTGAGCAGCCCACTGACTTGGCAACAGATGTGACCCCACCCACTCGTATACATCAATAGAGCTACCAGGGAATAATTGTCCCCAAGTGTTTTTTCTATGTTCTAAATCGCCTTGTTCATACCATTGGTACTTAACTGTTGATAAATCCCACCATAGCTCGCCAACATGATCATCTAACCAATTAGTGTTAGGATTAACCACAGTACCTGTACTACCGATAGTATAGGTAGCAGGGTCAAACATAGATTTATACTTGATTTCTTGGTCGGCTATTCCGGATATTTTTCCTTTTGCTGGATCAATAATTTCTAAATAATTTAAAACATCTTCGTTGTAAGTGTCAATTAATGCTACTCGTTGAATGGTACTAATATCAACCAATTCTTCTTGAGTTCTATAACTATCCCAACTAAACGCAGATGTTGCAGTTGTAACATATTGATAAAAGAAAGAACTAGTTGTTTGATTGTCGATTGCCGGGGCACCCACAAAAATAGTATTGTCTTTATCTATTTTTATGCTATAGCCGTGATCTCCACCTGCGTAAGGATTAGGCGGAGTTAATTCTTCAGCCAATACAAATCTACTTTCTAATCGATTATAGATATAAACATTTCCAGTGTTTTCAACTGTGGTATAAAATTCTGTAGTGCCAGCGTCATTAATTGTGCCAGTAGAAACAGATACAGTTCTTCCGCCGATTGTTCTAGTTTGTACTTGATCAAAAGACGTAGAAATTAAATCTGTGCCTAGCGCAGATACAATTAATATATTAGTATCTTTATTAATAGATACATCATGACCAAAACGTAAGTCAGAATTGATTCTTGGATTTTTCAACACAGCATCTAATACAAATCCAGAAACGGTTGCGGTATATACAGCAACCTGTCCGTATGATTGATTATTATCTGTGTAACTATAAACGTCTGGAGCACTAATGACTAGATAACTGCCGTCGCTAGATACTTCAACCTTTTCACCGAACCCACCACCTACACCAAACGGTGAATAGATAGTTTGTACAAGTTGTGTTTTGTTAAAGATTTCAACTAGCCCAGTTCTATTGTCATAGCCAGGTGCACTAATAGCAATTACTGTTCCGTCATCAGACCCGCTAATACTGTGTCCCCACTGCATACCTATAGTACTCGATGTAGCAGTTAAAGAATTAATATAATTTAATTTTACAGTTGTAACTGTGCTGGTGGTTCGATTACCTAGCTTATACTCTCGAAGTGTTTTAGTAGTTGATTTAGTATCGTAGCTAACTTGATAAGCATATACTGTACCTATGCTGTCAATTTTTCCTTTGGCGCCTACTAATAGTAATTTAGAATCGGTATTAAGTTGTACATACAAACTAGAACCAAAATGTTCATATGATTGTGGATACGGACTAACCAATGTGATTTCTCTGTTTTCTTCGTTAGATACAGGATCTATGCTACTAATTGTTACTAGACCTTGTTCAACATACGTAGAAGTTGTAAGATTTGGAGTATTTTTAACAACCGCAACATTTACAGAACCTACGATAGTAGAGGTTGAATATACATAACTAACATTCGGGGCACCGGCAAATAATAATCCATTATAAGTACTTGGGAAAGTATAATCATCGTAAGCAACGGCATGCCCTAAACCGGTCTGAACGCCAATTGAGCTGTCATAATAAGGTAAACGTTCGTCTTGATTTATAAAATATTTGATTCTAGCAGAAGATTCATTATTGATCTTAGCATAAACAGTTACTCCGCCATATTCAAACACTTCGTCTAGGTATTGAACTCTTGTGTGATTTTCAAGTTGGGGCGCACCGACCATAAACAGGTTGTCTTTGCCTAATCGACTAATACTGTAACCTAATTGTTCGTTTGCTGCACCTGTATATGAAAGGCCATTAGACAAACTAATCGGAGAATATTTTTTCGCTTTATTATATACTGTCCATTTATTATTTTGGTCGTTGTCAACCCACACTAATGAGCTCACCGATAGATCTAACAATTCTTTGTCATCTGGTAATTCATCAAACGTTGATACTCTTGCTGTAACAAATTTAAAAAGCTGACCAGGACCGGGCACTGCTAAAGGATCTAACACCGTTAATGTCGTTCTAACACTAAACTCATTTTTAGAAATAACAGAATTAACAACATAAACTCCATTAAGCTGACTAGTGAATTGTGTTAGTGAGATAATTTCTCCAACTGTTAAATCATGAGCAGTATCAGTTGTAAAGACAATTTCAGAACCATATCCTCCTAGAGTCGCCGATACTACAGCAAACGGTGACAAGGTGTAACGTAATACATCCCAATCGCCTGTTTGTTTAAACCCAACCCAAACAGTATCTCCGTTTTTAAGAACATAATTATTTGCGACGTCTAATAAACTATTTTCGTTATATGCAACTAATGTAACATCGTCAATTCTTACATATCCTGCAGTCGGTAATGTATAAAGATTTTCTTGATATGTTCCAGTAGTAGTGTAGAATGTTTTTGCAGGATCATAGTTATCAGGAACAATAGTCATGCTACTAGCAGTAGTATGATAAATGAGACTGTTATCAATTGGATTAGTAGTAACGTACTGAATAATCTGTGGATTTTCAACAAACGTTCCTTCTACTAAAACACTTTCTACTTCCTTGTATGAAGAATAAGATCCGTAAGCGCCTACTCGGAATGCCCACTCTTCATTATAATCTAAAGTACCTTGATAATTTTGTATCGTGGCTTTAGATAATTGATTAACAGCGTTACGTGTTCCCTTTTCACGGATGAATCCTTGATAGAATTTATATTGAGCAATAGGATCTGTAAAAATATTGTTTAGATATACACGCGGTGTGTAACCAATTAAATGCTGGGCTGCTTTTTGTTGACCACTATCGAAGTTGTCAATGTCTAAACTATAGAAATCCTGAAACTGATTAATTCGATAATCAAAGTTAGGCAACAATCCGCCTTGAGGAGCTTCATTTAAAACAAACCATTGGCTAAAATCAAAGGTTGCTGTAGGTTCGATATTAGTTAAAGCAGAATAATATTTGCCGTTATAAAATACAACCGAAGCAGATTGATAATACGTAAACGGAGTCCAGTCGGTTATAGAAACATTATCATAAACAAATCCAGGACTAAAGAAATCCCCAGACCAATTTTTAGTTCTAAATCCAGAAATCTTCATTCGTTGTTGTTGATATCCAGTTTCAATATCATATATAACATCGTTGAATATAGTTGTGTTATTAAACACCATTGCATGTTCTTGTTGAACTGCGTTTAATCTAGCAAAATATAATCCATTGGTGCTGGTTGTAGTTACGATTGTACATACACCGTTTTGTCTATTAATATCTATTTGTTCTCTAGGGAACGGAGAACCACTCGCTGATAACAAACTATAATCATAAAAATTATTGAATAAATTATCTACTACAGCAGCCGGATGAGAATATTTTATCTGGCCAGCAAAAGGACTTAGTGTAATAATATTATTAGTTGCCCAGTTTTGTGTTGTCCAATATAAGAATTCTTTAGCAGAAAATTCCCAATCGATAGTATCGTTAACATCATTGTGATATTCGTCAAATATAAATCCTTGGTCTTTAAGCCAAGCACCATAACCAACTATGAAATCATAAACTTGTTGTATTCTAGCAAATTCTGTGCCGTAAGGAATTTCAACAGGTGTTTTATTAAATGCTGTTGCGGTCTGTGCTGACGCACCTCCGGTAATTGGCAACGAAGGCAATGATTGATAAAACGCAGGGTTGAAAACACTTTCTCCACGATGACTTACTGTTACTCTATAATAGGACCCGGCATTGTAAACTATCTGTCCTGCTTGATAGAACAATCCCGTAGCCCCCGAAGCCGTAGTTGTATCTGCTGCCGATAATCCTGTGTTTCCGGTAGATGTATTTGGTGTCCATGTTACATAAGATTCACTAATTCCGCCAACAGTAATTGTTGGAGAATTGATAGATCTTATAGGAGTATAAACTGTAAAATAAGACTTTTGTGTGTCGTAACCCTTAACTGTAAAGGTTCCGTTTTCTGTTTTTTGTACAATAATACCTGAAATAGTTGCGGAACTTATAGGATTGCTAACTTTTAATTTTAACAAATAATCTTCAGAGGGCAATAAGGCACCCGGGCTATTACTGTTAGGTTCGTAAGCATCGATAACAATTTGCAATTTGTTTTTATTAACAAATCCACCAACCTTGTACAACAGATTAAAATTGATATAAGATAAATCACTGCGTAGTTCTGTGATATAATTTTGTGTTCGCTGTATACCTGCTTCACTGACCAACACGCTATACCCGCTGGTTAATGTACCGTTTTCGTTGTGTATAGCAGCATTAACCGGATTAAAGAATCGTTGATCTGTTCCATATATCCATTGGCCAACTGCGTTTTTGCTAACACGACTTAGATCATACATTAGCGAAGCATACTTGGCAGGTTTTGTTAATGCCAATAATTTTTGTACAGCAAACGGCCATTCACTACTGCGACGCCATGCTGTTTCTGCAGGAGCTTGATCTCCAAACTTCCAAGGTTGACGTTGATTGTATAAAGTAATATTAGTTACAAATACCGACAAATCAATTAAATTGCCCGAACTATCAACTGGGATAAATCCGTTAGCAATCAGTCCGGGTCGAGCATAAAACGATTCAATCCCTTCTCTGTTACCCCTTCTAATTTTTCCTTGCTCAAGATCTTGCCATAAATGAGTATTTGTAGATAGGTATGGTGCACCTCCGTACTCGTCAACCCACCACGATGGCATTTCTGTAAAGCCCAACATTTCCCAAGGATGAGAGTGTGGTCGATCAGTGTCGTATAGATATTTGAATATTCCTCTCCAGTATCCAGACACATGGTCGCTTAACTGAGGTATGTAGGCTCCTACATAATTCCAAGTGCGGCTGTTTGTTGAATCGAAAATATCGTTAGTTGTATAATCAACTCCGTTTACACCGGCCCATTTTAAAAAATCACCAGATAAAATACTGTTTATTTCTTCAAGAGAATATTGCGAATTTCTAAATGCACCGGGTAAGATAGAATTTATATCAAACAACTCAGAACGATATGATTGTTTAATATTGTTATAGACACGTTTTTCAAATTCTAATAATATGTCATCTCGGAAGTCATTATAGGCAATAGTAATACTACCGTCGTGCCCTTGAATAACTGCTTGCGGAGTAATATATGTGTCGTCGATATATTTTTTAGGACAGAAAGAAGGATATAATCCCAACTTAGTCGGAGTCGGCGGAACATAAGATCCGGTTGTATCAGGATAATCAACGATTGTAATTACATCGCCCGATCTTAAACCAGGACGAACATCATCATTGTCGATGACTGAATTAATTGTTACATAGGAGTCACCAACATCAAACGTATAATCTCTACCTAAAACTAACTGTACTCCATTAACATATACTAATACCGATCTTAAACTTAATTTTGTCGTAGAAAATTCTGAACTTATAGCATAAGATTTAATACGGTTATCAGTTACTGTATAGGTTGTTGTTGTTTTATCTGTACCATATGCTACCATGTCAGAAAGATAATAAGGACTAGGCGGAGTTTTATCCTGATTAATTGTTGCCAATATTAAATCAAGCGATGCTACTGGATCTGTTTGATTTGTCAATACATTTAATTGAGATAAAATTTGTGTTTTAAATTGACTGTATTGATTTTGAACTTTTGATATTGCATCTATAACACTGTGCTCTTTTTTGCCGATAAAAATATGTGCAAATGATTCAGGGATGGCGTTAGAAATTAATCGTGTCCCATATTTTGAAGGATTTGGTAAATCTCTTAAATTATTAATGCCCGGAAATTGTCCTTGGTATCCAGGCATATTTTCTGTCATCGACAGAGCATGATCACTTAATTCAGATAATGTAAATGTAGCGATTGATCCGTTTAATGGATTATTTGTTAAACCCAACGGAGGTTCATAATATCCGTTGCTGTTAGCAGGAGCATCGGTATATATTTCGACTAATACATTAGTGTTTTCTGTTAATGTATTTTGAAAATTAATTAAGTACGTACCATTATCGGTTGAAGTAAATGTTGCTGCGGCAGGAATTTGTTGAGCATTAATATAAACTTCGTACTCTAGTCCAGCAGTAATTGGTGAATCAATAGCAGTAACAGCCACGGCGTTAGTAGCGGTTGTTATTGTCTGAAATTGTAAAATAGAAATTTGATAGTCAGCCGCAGGAGTCCATACATTGGCATATTTGTCTCCTGTTTCAGCATTGGCAAATTTAAAATAAGTTATAGCAGATGATACTGTTGAAACATATTGAGTTCCGGCTGTTACTGATATACTATCTGTCATAAAATAATTATTAAACAAATAGTCGCCTTGTTCTACAGTATTTCTATATTTTAAAGGAAACCCTAAGTACGGATCTACAGAACCTGTTCCGATTGCATAACCAAAAATCTTGTTACCGGTAAAATTGCTAGAAAACGACGCACTTGATTTATCAGCATAGCTTGTGTAATTTATTCCATCAGATGTAAAAAATAAATCAAACAACGGTGCTTGATTTAAAGTAGTGTGCTGTTGAGCCAGTTGCCAATAGCTTCCGTCAAAATACCAATCTGTGCCGTGATTAGTAACACCTAAATCAATAGTAATTGCAGCTCCACTATTAACCGGGGTAGTTTCTATTAATTGTATTACCAATGTAGATGTTGTGCTGTCGGCTTTATTTGTGCCTTTAATAAAATCAAATTCATAAATTGTTGCACGTTGTTCTGCTAATGCCGCTGCATTAAAAATAATTTTATTACCTTTTTGTAATAAAACTTCATCTATATAATAACCAATATTTCCATTAAGAACAGAAGGATCAGTTATTGTGTTATCTATAAAATCAACATTAGGAATACCCACTGTTCCATAATTATATAATTTAATATCTGCAGCAAATTCAATAATAGGACGCTGTGCTCTATAAGCGCCAGGATATACCGGTAGTTGATTTTTTGATTCTGCTGTTACTTTAATAACATCAGCATGCACCCAACGATTATATCTTGACCAAGAATTAAGATCTTGACTTGCACGGTTAATAGTAATATATTCTGGAGTTAGCGGCAATAACTCAGTATTATCAAATTTATAAAGATCATATTGCGGCATGCCAAATGTATCATCGTACAGCCCGGCAATTGGTTCAGGAGTTTTTAAATCAGCAAAATTAACTAAGCGGATTCCGGTTCCTACGCCTTCAACAAAATAATCGTTATCGTAAAAATTACCAGATGCTGTATTGACAAATCGTAATTTTAATCCGTTAGTTAATGTTATACCAGTAAGTGTACTAGTATATCCTGTTTGTCCCAATATAAGATTATTAATTTGATCTATGTTTTCAGATACTTCTATTTCATCAGGCCCCATTACTAACCAATAGTAATCGCGATAGTTTACTAACTTATCCCAATCAATATATGGATTGTAAGAATAAAATTCACTACGCAACAATCTATCAAGGTTGCTAGTGTTTCCGCCTTTAAGGTTTATTTCATTAATTAAATCATCGAGTGCGATTACATCTTGCACTTCAAGTAATGCATTATTAACAACAAGGGCAGGAGTTAATTGATATTCGCTGCGAAGTGCTGATGATTCAGCAATGTAAATGTCGCTTGTTGAATTATAATTTGGAGTAATCTTAGATCCAATATATCCATCGATGCGCTCAAGTTGTGCAGGCTGTGTCCATTGATCTAATGTTGCTGATAAGAATTTAGAATTCTTAGTTGTACGAAGATATTCTGGTAAAAAATTAACTGAATTTATTTTATTATCGGCCATCTAATCAATTTCCGCTTGTAGTAATCTGCTGTGCAGAATTTATTTGACTTGCTGTAATTGCACTGATCACTTGTATATTTTCCGCCTTTGCACCGCTGATAAAGATTTCGTTGCTTTGGCAAGCAACTTCGTATAAACTACCAAATCCGTTGTTAGATGATAAAGGAACTATGATAAAGTTTGTTATGTCAGGAGTCATCACGTTCATTACATAAGTTACTAATTCACTAAAATAAAAACTTTGGCCAAAATCCCAATTTTCTAAAGCAAAGAAATTGTTAATTGCATTTAATATTCTAGAAGTTAAATTATTAACACTAAGAGTGCTTGTTGGACTTTGTACCGCTTTAAACATTGCCTGTAGGCTTAGATCAGCAGCGGAGCCAAATAATACTCTATAAGTCACCGGTTGATAAACAATTTGATCGCTAATAGATTTTACTAATTCTAGTTGGCCAGAATAGTTATTTTCTAAGCTAGCACTAGTCGGTAATTCTGGTCTAGATCCTGTTCCAGTTATTAACCAATTTCTAAACGCTGTATCATAATCAGCTGTTAGCATATAGATATCAATAATATTACTCTTACTAGGATCGATACGAATATCTTCTCCGCTATTATGTGTATATTGAAATTTTAATCCTGAACGACCCTGATATGCTGCGTATGTAGATTCATATGTCCATGGGTCTGTAGAATTCACCGCTGTCGGTGTATAGCTTTTAACCACATTAACCATTGGGTCTGTAAAATAAAACAAGTCGCCCGATGCTGCTGTGATTTGATTAGAATTAATTGCAAAGGCCGCAGCTTCCGGAGTAGCATAATCGCTGTTTACAGATCCATTATATAAGGAATATGTAGTTCCGTTTGCACCTTGTAAAAAATAAACATAATTGTTGGCTACATTTGTTAATGTATTAACTCCAACAATATTATTAAACCCGTCGGGATCGTTTATTTGACTATTTTGATTATTTTCATAAAAACTAACATTTACACGTCTAGGTTCTACGTAACCGTCAGCTTGAACGATAGAACTATCAATTTGCCATAGATAATCACTTCCCAACCCTGTTGTAGAATCTGTCGGTTTAGAATTAATTGATAATACTGATATTTGATCTTTCAATGATTTGTTATTGACAAAATCATAATTTTTTGCTGTGTTGTTTACATAAAATGCTGTTTGATTTTCGCTTTCAAACACATAGTCAACAAACCTATATCGAACTTTATAAGCATCTCCAAGCCAGTTAAAAGATATTAACCAACTTGAATCTAAATTAAGATTATCTAAATTTCTATGATAATTTAAACTAAACGGACTAGTTAAATCTAAATTAGTATCTGTAATAATTGCCCATGTTCGTGTTACAGTATCAAAAGTTAACCCAAAGTTTCTTTGGTTAAGACAAATACTAACAAGTTGCGATTCAAAAGCATAGGAATAAGCATTTACAAATACAGGAATAATCTCAACTAATCTCGAACCGTCAGGTACTACAGTACTTAATACTACTGGACCTTGTCCGTTGCTAAGGTTGCCCATGCCGCTGTTTGAGCCGTCGCCCATAACTTGTGTTACAGTAGCCCACATATAAGTAGGAGTAGATGCGTTAGGAGTTGTATCAAATTTTAATAAAGAATCTGATACTACATAAAGTAAATTACTGTTTGCAAATGATCCAAGGCTTAACGGAAAATTATTACTGTCATACAGATATCCTTGACTTTGGCCTGCAGATTTATTTGACAGGTGCCATTTATAATTAAAATCGACCATTTGTGCTCTTGGCCACATATCCAAATAGAAAGATCTTAAATTAGGTTGAGCTACTAGCGGTTCTAATTTATTTTTAATTACAGTAAAAATATCGTTCTTACTAGTGAATGTAAATTGAAAACTTTCTTCAGACTGAGATTTATATAAAATTCCGTCGTTAGCAAAAATATTTGTCGAACTGTACTTGCCACTAACATCACTTAGATCAAAATACTTACTTAGGCCGCTAGTTGAACGTGCTACACTCTTAATCTTAAGTACGTTAGTACTGACTGTTAGAGGAGTAATATTATAATCCTCGGCAGTAACCATACGGTTCTGTGTATAGTAAGCCTGAGGTGCTTTAGTTTGAATACTTGTGTTTGTCTCAGTCGCCGAAGCATTAGAAACTGTGTATTGTAACGCTAAAGTTAATGTTAGCGTTTGTTGTTGGCCAGATTTATTATAGTAAGGCATTTTTAATGTAATGCCACTCATTTGATCTGGGCGAATAGAATAACTTAGGCCGTTGCTTGTACGATAGAAAAATTGAAACTGACCTTTAGGTAAGTTGCCAAAGCTGCCGTCAGCAAAATTTAAATCAATTTGATCTTGATCTCGAGTAGTTACACTATAGATATCTCGTTGACTTTGATTAAGACTGTTATAGATAATGTTGTTGCCGGTTACAGCAGGAACTTTTGACCATAGAGTCGAATAGTTACCGTTGGCATCTAACTGCCATAACCATGTGTCGGTATTGTTAATATTAGAAACATTAATGCCTACAATTTCATTAGGCACAGGGGTTGCTATAGAAAATCCTGTTGCTGCCATTGTACCTTGTTTAAAGTACATGAAGAAGCCTGTGTTAGCACTACCAGAACCGCTGTTGTCGTTTTGATAGATAAGGCTAATGGCTTGCCCAGGAACTGGGGCTTTTTCGTAAATAAATGTTTGCCCTAAAAATGTTGCAGATACTATTTCAAAATCCATAGTAGTGCCGCCAATATTTTTTGAGAATGAATACGCAGGCACATCAGTGTTGGCACTATTGATACCATACTCTTCTGTTAGAATTCCGCCTATTGTATCTTTGCCAAACGGTTTACCAAATACATATCCGCCTGCCATTGTAGAATTCATAATGGTAATAAATTGACTATACCAATTTGTGTTTGTAGGATCGTTCCAATTTATTGTACTGTTGGCTAAGTTAGTTCCGTTAACATCGATTACATTATCTGTTGTTGATATGCCGACAACTTTTAATAACCCGCTCGCTGGCACATTCCTTGAAGGCACATAACTTACTAATTGTGCCAGTCGCAAAATACTATCACGACGCTGTGCTGTTTCTAAGAAATTCTCACGAGCATTTAAATCGATACGAAAACTTAAATTTTGACCTAGATAAGCAATCAATTCAACTAGGGCCATATACTCCGAACTGTCAATATAATCATTAAAATCTTCGGGATAATTTTGTTGAAGATAGTTAATCATTGAACGACGCAGAGTCTCAAAATCATAGCTCTGGAAGTCGGCATTGCGGAATGATTGGTAGATCTTAACCCAATCTTCTGCCACTAGTAATTTCGAATTAGTTGCTGGAATAGTCATATTTTTCTTTGTATCACGTATTTATTGTAAAATTAACCTGGTGTATAATTAACTACTCCGACGGAGTTTTGTACCACAGTAAGGCCAACTTCTGTATTAAAATTTAGTTTTATATTGGCGGATTGATCTGTCCCCGCAAACTGCAGGGTTAGTTCTAATTGATATCCTTGATCGTATTCTGTTAAATCTATTTGTTTTGTAATAACTCGCGGGTCGCTACTGCAGATGCTAACAATATCATCTGTTAATGCTGTTCTAACATCCTCAGTTAACGGCTCCATTAACAAATCCCAAATAGCACTACCAAATGTAGGATGCATTACTCGTTCACCTTTACGAGTATTAAAATTATTAATAATGTCTTGTGTGATTAAATTAAAGTCATATAGGCTACTATTTTTATTAGGATTATTAACAGTACTAAATCCTTTATAAAAATGATCAGTTTGAATTGTTTGACGATTCACTGAGTTTGATACATTAATTTCAATATTTTTGTAGGCCATAATGTTATTTATTTTCCTATTTTTTAGGGTTATTTGCCCACAGTCGGATTAGATGTAGATGTTTTATCTGCTGGCACAACAAGGTCTGTACCAACCCCTGCTTTAGATAAACACTGTAATACCTCGTTTTTATGTTTAATAACCGTTGCCTCAACCATAGCTGGTGTAAAATATCCTTTCTTTGGACTTGGGTCAAACCCTTGATTAGCTTTATACCAGCTAGATGAGGTAGGATCTGTAGCGTCTGCAATCTTTTGATCAGGCGGAGCAAATCTAAACTTAGGTAATAGAATAGTTAGATATATATTCACTAAAGTTGGGTTAGGGCACTGCGCACTTGGCCAGCCCCACAGTTTATGAAAATATTTCTCCACGTAATCCATTTGACCAACTCGAGTCATTTGACGCAACTCGCTCGTTGATGTGCCTAACGACGAAGCTGCTGGAACGCCAAACTGTATTAGCCCTGTAAATCCTAAACTATTAGTAATTGCAGGATCAAATGTTCTATCGCTTTCTAAATTCATACAGGCCAACAAATCAATAGGATTAAATCCTAAATTACTTGCTACTGATTTAACTTTGTCCAAGAACGGTTGATCAGTAGTCCACGAGAACGGTTCACCTTTAACAGTTCCTCGATCGCCCGCTGGTCCGTTTTTAGCTGGGTATGGAGTATTGGCGCTGGCACCGCCTGCAATAACAGCACCGTTGCCAGCAGTTTCTGTAGGTGTAACACTACTGTCTGTATTTGTAAGACTAAATTGCGATGGATTAATATTTTCGTGCTGGTCCCAAGGTTCGTGGCTTGGAATGCGCTGCATGATTGAAATAAGATCAGTGCCTTTATAGAAGTTGCCATTTTCCCAACCTGTGCCAGGATTGCGTTGTGGGTTTCTAAATAAATTCAACGGAGTCGGTGTTTGAGCAGTATCCGGTGCTGCAGGCGAGTCAGCAGCGGGTCCGTTTAAATCTATTTTGCCAGCACTGGCTACAATATTTGAAGCACCGACATTTAAAGTTCCGCTTGCGCCAACTGCTACAGTTGAACCAGCAATGCTAAATTTGCCCGATGCCGATTGTTTATTATCACCGCCCGCGGCAGCATTAATATTAGCGTTGGCCGCCATAGAAAGGTTACCGGTTGCTGATATATTAAAATCGCCAGAGGTAATTGATTTAACTGTGTCTGCAATTATGTTAGCAGTTTGATCTGCGTTAAGGTTAAAATCACCGCGAGAAGCAATATTAAAATTACGACCAGCTTCTAGATTAAAATCTCGATCGGCACGTAGATTAAAGTCGCCTTGTGTATGTATAGAAACAGAATCTTGAGCATAGATATCAATTTTACCGTTGCTGGTTAATTCTATCCAAGCCGATCCTTTGGCGTTAGCAATATACACCAAGTCAGCAGAATTGTGTAATAATATTTGATGCCCGGTTCTTGTGCGAATGCGCACTAATTCATTTTCACCGTTAACATCGCCGTCATCCATAACAAAAGTTGAGCCACCTAATCGACTAATCGGAAATTGTGTATTGCCGTCGTAACCAATTTTACCTTTTGGAGCTCCTGGGCTATCGTCTATAGGACCAGGAGTACTAATACCAAATACCATGCTTGGGACTTCTCGACGTGCAGAACTAGATGTTATTCCTCGAATGTTGTCAAGTATTAATCCTTGTGCCACTAATCGGTCGGCAAACGGATGAACCGGTTTAGGTATTTTAGAAATGTTTTGATTGTTACCTGTGTTAGTCTTTTTATTAAATTCTGCTACAGGAAGATTTCTTGTACCGTATTTGTTTTCTTGACCGTTGGTCATTGCCACATCTTGACTAGAAGCAATACCCGGTACCATGTGATTTTGAAATAGATCAGGAACACACCCTATCCAATAACCTTGACCAGCACCTTCAGGAAATATGACTAATACTTTAGTTCCTACATCGGGTGGAACCATCCACATGCCGTAGGATTTTTGAACATCATTAAAGTCGCCTGAGTTGTTACCTTCGAAGCGGGCACTTGTTACTCCGTAGAAAGGGCTTAGATATCTTACAGGATAAGTTCTAGATTTATCATAAACAGTCGGCTGTGCTAGATCGTCAATGATCACAACTTCCAAGCCGCCCATGTATGTGATATCTAAGTGGTTTGTTACCTCAGCAATAAACGGGCCAGGGCCTCGTGGTCTTGCGGACGATGATGAAAATTCATTAAATGACATTATTAACCTGATTTAGATACTATGTTAACTAAAGGACTTACACTAGCTACAGTGGCTTTTCCTTGATTAATTATTGCGTCTGCTCGACCAATAATTGCTTTTATTTCTGAAGCCGCAGATTGCCCTAAATTAATTACCGAATTTGCTTCACTTACTACATTAGACGGAAGCTCTGTAACTGCTACTCCGCGAGCTTCTGCTAATGCCGACAACCCGCCTTTGGCTACAATACTTTGCTCGTCAACTGTTAATCCCGGAAATTCAGGAACAACTCTTGCTGTTCCTTGTGTTGGTGGCACATTAGCAACGTCGGTAACATATTTAAAGCTCACGCCATCTTTGGCCGACTGAACTAGATCAATGTTAGCGGCCACAGTGCTTTCGGCAGCTTTGAGTTGTTCTTCGGCTTTACTGGCTACATTTCCGCCTAACAATCCAGACAGCATTATTGTTGGATTATTAATATAAGACGGTAGTAAAGAATTTGCATTAAAGTTTTGCACCGAAGCTATTGTTGCTTGCGCTGATGCTACTGTGCTGTTTACTGATTCCATAGATCCGTTAATAAGAGAAGCAGGGTTTAATCTTAAAGGCGATGTTTGATCTGTGCCACCCGGAATTGCGCCACCAAATATTGCGTTAGCAGCAGTAAATCTTCCTACTCCATTACTAAATCCTCCAAATGCTTGCCCCGGATTAAGTTGTCCAAAACCGCCGGCAGCACCTGTAAAATTAGAATTTGGAGTAGGAACACCCCTACCGCTTATAGCAGGAATGCTAGCGCCAGAAGGTGCCAAACTTACATCTGAAGTATCTCTAGTATCTTTTGATGTTTGCCCTTCAGGATTGCTTGCTCCGGTCATATTACTATTGGCCAAGAGATTTCCTGTATTTTTGTTCTGTGGATCTTGTCCCGGAACCCGCACTAATTCTAATCGTTGTTTAAAAAGCCCCTCTCTAAAAAAGTTATCAACTTTAATAACTCGATATGCTCCCTGAAACGGTTGATTTAATATTTGATTGTAAATTACAAATCCGTTAGGGCCAATATCCTCTGGATTTTTAAATTGAATATCTATTATGCAATCGCCTGTAGTATGATCTGCTTGGCCGCTTACTGTGGTTTGTTTTTTAGATGGATCGGGTTTTTCTAATTGATTGCCAATACCGCCTGTAACTAAAAAGAAAGGATCTCCGAGTATTTCCATTTCGGCAGTTACCATACTTGCTTTAGGATCAATCACTGCTTGATGTAGGTTATTTGCTAGAGCAAAGTAAGGATCGTCTTGACGCAATATACCGTCAAGAGTTTTGTTTGTAGAATTTGAATCCGGTTTAACTTGTGTTGGAGCAGTTGGTTGACCATTTCCTGTATTAGTTGCGTTGCGAACAGGGCTGGCTGCAGATCCTGCAAGCAACGGCTGAGTTCCGTCGTTTGGCTTGGCTGCGTTAGCTTGGGTAGGACTATCGTTTGCCCCCATCGACTGCGGCATTCCTTCGTAGAACAAATAGTTGTATTGAAGTTTAAAATTAAGTATTTCTTGATTTTCACCAGTATAGATATAGTTGTAACTACGTATACTTCGTGTTTCTAAATCTGCTTGGTTGATTCCTAATTTAGAAAAATCAGGAATTCTGGTAAAATGTATTTGATATGGCGATATTACATAGGTGTATATCTTTAACGGAATATTATGATCGTCATCTCTACCTAAATTAATATTTTCTTCTGATTCAATTTTAACTAAAAAATAGTTTACCATTCCTGCTTTTTTATCTACAAAAGTACTAGCTCCTTTTTTTTCATAAAGGTCTTTCATAATGTTTCTAACGTATTCGCTATTAGCAATAACATTTGATATTATATCATATAAATTTAAGCCAGCATCAAATTTTAATTCGTTTACGGCGGCATTGTTAGCTTCATACGATTGTTGAGTTACAGTTGTTGTAGAAGTAGTAGAGTTTCGAGATCCTCGATAATTTTGATTTTTATTGCTAGAGGTAGTTTGAGGATCTTGAAAAGAAAAATTTCTTGCGTGTTTGTCTGGATCTAGAATAACAGATTTTTCAATATCATTTCCGGAACCTTTTGTAAATCCGATAGTAGGGTCCCAACCGTCAAATCTAACTTTATATGTATGATTTTTCTTAGCCTTCGGGCTACCTGGGGAGTTAGGCGACTGTTCTTTGTCTTCAACAAGCTGTTTGTTAATCGAATCTACTAAATTCCGCAAAAGGTCACCAACAGTATCACCTTTAACAGACATAGGATTTTTAAGTTTGCCCGCATCTCCCATACCTAGTTCATTACTTGGTACTGCTTCGCAAGCATATTTTGTCCCACGCTCAGTAATATCAATATCCATTTTAGTAAAATGAAAGGGAATATATCTTTTTTCTTTTAAGATTACAGGAGTACCCGACGGGCCGGTATCGGTATCTGGATAACCTTGGAATTCTACCAATAGTATAAACACCGCTTCCGCATAAGTTTGCCAACCGCCGGCTACTGCGGCAACAGCCAATGCTTCTAAAAATCCATTAACACTGAGCGGCTCTATAACATCAAATTTCATTGTGGTCGGCGTTGTAGCATTAGACTCTTCAGTAAACGACATAACAGAGTTTATTTCAACGTTTTCAATAAACATATTAAATCTACCAGCACTATACTGATTAAAATTGTTTATGGTTGTTGCTGCTGTAACCATGTCGCTACCCGGAGTAGCATCACCGTAGGACATCGTTGGTTCTTTACCTGCAGATTTAAGTACCACCCTGTCTAATGCTTGATTGACGTAAGTCGATGGATCTCCTGCTTGTGCTCTTGATAAACAGGCTATGGTAAAATTATATGTGTATGATCGTAATGTTGAAAGAACATTTTTTTCGGTAGAGCGAACAAGTGTAGGGAACTCTTCAACTGCGGTTTTTTGTTCAGCAGCATTAGGATTCGAAGGAGGAATTTGATTAACACCGTTAATCATCACAGGATCAACCGCAGACCCAGAACCTCTACCTCCGTTAACTGTTGTCTTACGATTTAAATTTGCGGTGCTTATTCCGGGCATTTAAATTCCCAATACTGTTTTAAGAGTACGCAGTTGTGGCAAATAAATTGCAGTTCCGGCAGTCATATCAAATATAGGATCTTGAATTGTGCTTTTATTTCTTACAGCAAAGATCCACCAAAGCCCCACATCGCCATATAAATCACTGGCTAATAAATCAGGACGGTGTTCGTAATTTTTAGTTAAGACAAATAATACATCATCTTTTTGTACAGGGATATCTCTAAAATTCATGATGCCAAGATACCCAGCAGCTTGCGGAGTAGAATAATAAGGACTAGACAAACTGTAGTTAGACATTATAGATATCCTTTACCATTAAGATCGCCGTTGAGCCAACCGCTGACTGTAAATGCCTGTTGCTCTGCCCTGCTGTACATTGGCTGTAGAGTAACAGTAATTGTTGACACAGTCGGTACCATTGTGTCTTTATATACCGAACTACTCGACAATGCAAAATAATCTACATTATCGGGAAGGTCACTTCTAAAGCTGGTTATTGCTACAGGAACATTAGTTATCATATAAGAGCCCCATGCTGATAAACGACACACCGGAGGTGGGCTACCTGCATATGCTTCCCCGTTAACTCGCATTTTAATAAGTGCTCTTAATAATTGTAATGTTGAAAGATAAATTTCAGCATCGTCTGAATTTTGTACAGTAAATTTACCAGTTATAGTGATCGATCCAACTTGACTTCTTTGATAAAAGTGTTGGCTAAAATTTGAGTGCATCTGATTAGAGTTTGTATAATCAGCTTTTTGTTCAATTGTAATCTGCGGAGTATAAGGAAAAATAATACCCCCAAGATTTTTTAATGCATTAGTTGTGCCGCCCGATGTGTATTTGGTTAGATAGCTAGCGGGAACTTGAATTCGAGTTCTATGATCTTGGCCTAGTTGTGCCCCAGTGCTATTATAAAAATTAACCTGCGGTGGTGCAGCGTTCGCTGTTTGAGGATACCCAAGCAGTCGCCCTAATCCCGAATTCTGAAACCCGCTTGTTAAATTATCTAGTATGCCCATGGTTTTTTCCTGTATGGTGTATTTAACCAATAAATAAAGTGCTAACTTATTTACCGTGGTTGACAACGGTAATTTCTGTGTTATAATTAACAAAAGGAAATAATAATAATAAGATGACTCTTCCACTAATCCCAACAACAAGAAAAGTAAAATACCTAAACAACAGAGATCTATTAGCAGAAATACACCGCTCAAAATGTTCGTTTTCAAGTTTTACTAAAGCAGAATATTCGCAGCATGACCTAATTGTAACCAGTTTAGACAAAATCAATATCCGTACAATAGCAGAAGCCAAACGTAATCGTGCCAAACGACTAGGCCTAATTGCTTTTGCTATTGCTCGCAATGCTGGCGATAAAAAGATTAAACTAGCAGAATGTACTCCAGATTACAAGACCATTGCTAAAACAGACGTGATCATCCGTATTATGACATTTGATCATATTCCGTTAGCCCCGGGCCGTAAGAAAACAACCAAAACTCGTGCAGATGCACATGATAAGGTAAACTTTCCTCCGTTCCAACATTGGAAGTTTAATGATGAAGATGAGTTAGTTTGTGTGGGTAAGAGCCACTGGATTGGTGGTATGAAAACAGGTAAATTCTCTAAAGATCACGGCCGTATTACAGAAAACTTAGGTAAGATGTTTATCAAGTTATCCGAACGTTATGCTCAACGATCTAACTGGCGTGGTTATACTTACATCGACGAAATGCGTGGGCAGGCTATTTTACAATTGAGTCAAATTGGCTTACAGTTTGATGAAAGCAAATCGGAAAATCCATTTGCCTATTACACAGCCGCAGTTACTAACTCATTTACTCGCATTTTAAATCTAGAAAAGAAAAACCAAAATATTCGTGACGACATGTTAGAAGAAGCCGGACTTGCTCCAAGTATGACTCGTCAACACTCACAAGAATACGCTGAAGAAATTGCTCGTCAGGCAGAGTTGTACAAAAATATGCGTATGCCAAAGAGCGAAGATACTGAAGAAGATTCTGAAGAGCCTGCGGCTTGACATTACCCAATCTGAATTATATAATATTTTAACCCGAAGTGTATAAATAAAACTATACATTTTGGACTAAAATATGTTTATCTATAAAATTACTATTATACCGTTAAATCAAGTTTATATAGGATTGGACACGAAACCGTCCTACAAGTTATCACGATGGAAAAAACATCAACAGACTGCTAATACTAATCCTAAAACAAAACTACATAAGGCTATGGCAAAAATTGGTATAGACCAATGTACTATTGATGTAATTGAAGAAGACTTTGATTCTGTAGGAAAATTAGCACTAGCAGAGATTTCTTATATAAAACAGTTTGATTCTTATAAGAATGGATTAAACTCTACTCCGGGCGGAGATGGCTTAGGAGTACACGATTTATATGCCCTTACAGACGTTGAAATATCGGAAATTAAAAAAGCGTTAGGTGAAAATTTTAAAGAATATAATAAAAATGTAAAGTGGGCAAACACCACAATTGCTGATAGGAAAGAACAAACCAAGCATTTACATACTGAAGAAATTTATCAAAAAAAATCTGCTACCTTGAAAGAATTTTATAAAGCCAATCCGGAAATAAAAAAAGAAAAAGGTAAAGCTATCCTTAAATGGCAAAAAGAGAATCAGGAAGTATTAAAAGAAAAAAATCGTATAAACGGACTAAAGGGCTCGGCAAAAGTTTCGAAGAGATTAGAGGTTGAAACTGAGGATGGGAAAGTGTTATACTTTTCTAGTAAAAGTGAATTCCAACGACAGACCGGCCAATGGGCTAACACTGTTTTAGAAAAATCAAAAAATGGAGAATTCTACAATGGCTATAAGGCTAAGGAAGTGTAATGGGATTATTTAAGAAAGTTGCGTGTTTCACCGATCTTCACGTCGGGCTTAAATCAAACTCGACTGTACATTTAAAAGATTGTGAAGAGTTTGTAGATTGGTTTATCGACGAAGCCAAAAAAGCAGGATGTGAAACTTGTATATTCCTAGGTGATTGGAGCCACAACAGAAACAGCTTGAGCTTGTTTACGTTAGATACATCATTAAAACTTCTAGAAAAGCTAGGTGCTGCTTTTGAGCAGTTTTTCTGGTTTCCCGGCAATCATGATCTGTTCTACAAAGACAAACGTGATATCCACAGTTCGGCATTCGGCCGACATATTCCAGGTGTTACGGTCATCGAAGATATTACCACTATAGACGAAGTTACTCTTGTTCCTTGGTTAGTAGGTGACGAGTGGCATCAGATGAAGAACTTAAAAAGTCGCTATGTGTTTGGGCACTTTGAATTGCCTAAGTTCTTTATGAACGCTATGGTACAGATGCCAGACCACGGGCAGTTACGAGGCGAGGATTTTACAGGCCCCGAATATGTATTCTCAGGACACTTTCATGCTCGACAGCAGTCGGGCAATGTATTTTACATAGGCAATGCGTTTCCACATAATTTTGCTGACACCAACGACGATGCTCGTGGTATGATGATACTAGAGTGGGGCGGTGTTCCAGAGTTTAGAGATTGGCCAGATTGTCCTAAGTTTAGAAATGTAAAATTGTCAGACTTGATCGATCGCAAAGACGAGATTATGAAAAGCAAGATGTATATTAAAGTAAATCTTGATATCGACATCAGCTACGAAGAAGCTAACTTTATTAAAGAAACATTTATCAATGATTATGATGTTCGTGAAATTAGTCTAATACAAGACAAAACTAACTTAGACGGAACTATTGATGATAATCCAGATCAGAAGTTTGAATCAGTTGATCAAATTGTTACAGAGCAATTAGTCAATATCGATTCAGATCAATTCGACCGCAATACCCTATTAGAAATTTATAACAACCTATAATGTTTAACATAAAAAATATAACCGTAAAAAACTTTATGAGCGTGGGCAATCAAACCCAGGCAGTAGATTTTGACCGCGAGCATTTAACTTTAGTATTAGGTAGTAATTTAGATCTAGGCGGAGATGATAGCGGTTCACGTAACGGTACAGGTAAAACTACTATTGTCAATGCTCTTAGCTATGCATTATATGGGCAAGCACTTACTAATATTCGTAAAGAAAACTTAATCAATAAAACCAACGGTAAGGCTATGTTAGTTACGGTTGAGTTTGAAAAAGACGGAGTTGCTTATCGCATCGAACGAGGCCGTAAGCCTAATTTTTTAAAGCTCTATGTTAACGATCAAGAGCAGGAAAACTCAGATACAGAAGATGACAGTCAGGGCGATAGCCGTGAAACACAAAAATACATTGAACAGTTGTTAGGTCTTACACACACTATGTTCAAGCATTTAGTAGCATTAAACACTTATACAGAGCCGTTTCTTTCAATGAAGGCCAACGAGCAACGTGAAGTTATTGAACAGTTGCTAGGTATTACACAATTAAGTGAAAAAGCAGAAGCATTAAAAGTGCTTACTAAAGAAACAAAAGATGCTATCACATTAGAATCAAATAGGATAGAAGCGATCAAAGGTGCTAATGAAAACGTACAAAAAAGCATCGATAGTCTTATTATTAAAAGTTCGGCTTGGGCAACTAAACAAGAAGCAGATATCGAAAATCTTGGTAAAGCTATAATGAAGTTAGAAGGCGTAGATATTGAAGCAGAGCTTGCCGCACACCAAGCATTAAAAACTTGGGAAGATAATAATACTGCTGTTCGCAATCTAAGCAAACAAAAAGCCACATTAGAATCTGCTGTAGGACAGGCAGAAAAGACTGTGGCCAAATATACTAAAGAATTAGAAAAATTAGCCAATAAGACTTGTCCAGCTTGCGAACAAGATCTTCATGATCACAAGCACGAAGAAATGCTAACCCTTGCTGCTACTCATTTAACAGAAAGCCAAGACTATTTAGATAAAGTGAACAACGACCTAAATGCGGCTAATGAAGCACTTGCTTTAATTGGTGAGTTGCCAGGTCGTCCGCAAACATTCTACGATACCGAAGCGGAAGCATTAGGTCATAAAAATAATTTAGATAGTTTAGAAAAAAGTTTAACTGCTAAAGCAGAAGAACTTAACCCCTATAGTGAACAAGTTGAAGAACTTAAAAAAACTGCTATACAAGAAATTACTTGGGATACAGTTAATGCGTTGACTAAGTTGCGGGACCATCAAGAGTTTTTACATAAACTATTGACCAATAAAGATTCATTTATTCGTAAGAAAATTATTGATCAAAACTTATTGTATCTTAACAAACGCTTAGGTTATTATATTAATAAGTTGGGATTACCTCATCAGGTTATATTCCAAAATGACTTAACTGTTGAAATTACACAGCTAGGTCAGGATTTAGACTTTGATAATCTAAGCCGAGGTGAACGCAATCGCTTAATCCTTTCTATGAGTTTTGCTTTCCGCGATGTTTGGGAAGGGCTATATCAAAGTATTAACTTACTGTTCATCGATGAACTTGTCGATGCCGGTATGGATTCAGCAGGTGTCGAATCGGCACTGGCAGTATTAAAGAAAATGGCACGTGAACGCAATAAAAACATTTACTTAATTTCGCATAAAGATGAACTAATAGGTCGTGTAAACAACGTTCTACGAGTTATTAAAGAGAACGGTTTTACAAGTTATAGCACAGCAGCGGACTATGTTGAGTGAGAATTTAAAACAATATCAAGATCTCCAAAGCGAGCTAACTAGCTTGTTTGTAGAATTTCATAATCGTAATAAAGATTTTATTCGTGCGGCTTCTAAGAATAGTGCGTGGGATACTCGTCGCATGCTTAGAGAGATCTATAGAGTTGCTGCCGAAATGAAAAAACTCAATATAATAATATATCAAGAGTCGGTGCAGGCCAAACGAGAAGTATGGGCTAAGGATAAAGAATTATTAGCACAAGGTATTAAAAAGAAATATAGATACCCAAAACCAAAATCAGCCAAGGGAGAGACAGGTGAGAGATAAACAAGTACATAATGTCATGGTACCATCAAAATCAATTAGTCGAAACCTTGCCCGAGGATTGTGTTGGGTTTGTGTATATAATCACAAATAATACAACAGGTAGAAAATACATAGGCAAAAAATTAGCAAAGTTTAGTAAAACGACCTACAAGACTGTAAAGTTAAAGAACGGTAACAAAAAGAAAAAGCGAATTAGATCAAAAATTGATAGCGACTGGCAAGAATATTATGGCTCCAACATCGAACTTAACAAAGATGTTGAAAATTTAGGCAAAAAAAATTTCACAAGAGAAATACTTTATTACTGTACATCAAAGGCAGAATGTAGTTATATCGAAGCTAGAGAACAGTTTAGTCGTAAGGTATTGGAATCAACAGAGTATTATAACGGACATATACAGGTCCGTGTCCATGGCTCACACATCATCAAGAAGCAACTTTAGGCACATTAAGCGGTAATAAGCAAGCGTTAGCTAATATCGAACGCCCCGGAACCAGGATCTCGGATCGCTGGGAAGGAAATCTCTCGCCGCAAAGAGTACTTAATCAGTATCCTTAACAGGACCACGATCGCAAAATGCCTGCGGTTTGATTATTTGAATAGAGTGAATATAGGCCAAAAGAAGGGAGAGAAACCCTACGTTTATTAATGTGTTAGCGTATGTTAATGAACCGCCGTTGAATGAAGACGGAGCTCGTGGTACCGGTCAACCGCCACTGTAATGCTCTAACGCTAGTGTGACTTATCGAACTCGGATAATGCTCATTTTTTTCGCCCGCAAGGGCGAAGTGTGACCAATGAATCTGGATAATACTTAAATCATCAAAGATGATAAAAAATGCTCTGAGTGATAACGAAAGAGCAAATGAGCGTTAGCTCATTACAATATATAAATAAAAATACCAAAACAATAGGAATGAGCTATATGCGTATCAATGAACTTTTAACTGAAGAAACTTTAGATGAGTTAAGTCTTGCTCAGGTAGGTAAGGGTATAGGTAATGTAGCTCGAGGAGTAGGTAAAGCTGTAGGTGGAGTTCAAGGTGCATGGCAAGGTGCTAAACAGCAATTTAGTCAAGGCAAACATCAAGCTCAAACTGCTGCAAGGAATGTAGTAGGTGGAGGTAGTTCTACATCAAATCCTCCTCAAACTCCTGCTCAACAACAAAGTCAAGATGCTACTGGAAATGTTTCGGGGCAAACAGTAAGCGGAAATACAGCAGGTCAAACTACTCCAGCAACAAATCAAACCCAACAGACTCCTACTACTGGGGCTCCGGCAAAAAAATCAGCTACAGATATAGCAGACACTATTAAATCAATATATTCAGATCAATCAAATCCAATTGGGGCTCCTGGAGTTAAGCAAGAAATTATTGCTTTAGCTAAAGCTGCAGGTATGCAAGGAATGAAAATAGAAAGCGTAGGGTACAGTCGCTTTTTAGGAATGGAACTTTAAAAGAACGGTAGTTGAGTTTCTTTCGTAGTTTCTAGATTACTGTTAATAATTTTACCAATTATTTCACGTTCTTCGATAGAAAGTTCTAGGCTTTCGGAATAAGTTAACCCACCCCGCATAAACCAACACATACGTAAAAGATCTTCTTTTATGGCCCTTGTATCTTTTTCGAACTCTTTAATAAACCCTTCAATACGCTCGGCAGATAGGTACAAGAGCCTTAGACGAAAAAAGTTGAAGCGTCGAATGTTAAAGGAACTTCAATAGTTTCTCCAGTAATCCCTTTTTCTTTCATTTCGTCAGTTACTAAGACTTGAATAGGTTTAATAGAATTTCGATCTCTAAGCATTTCTAGATGTTGCTGAATCTTATCAAATATTTCTTTATCAACGCCGTTAACAAACTCTTTAATAAACTCAGGATTGTCAGTGGAGCCTTGACTTGAATCGATTCTAGAGATACTGTGTTCAATAGAACCTAATGTAGCCCCTGATAGTTTTATAAAACTTTCTTTAAATAGGGCAACTTTATCATCCTCGGACACACCGTCATTATTAACCAACTGCATAATCTTTTGAGTTTCAAAAGTTTGTAATGCTGTTTCGGTCATGTGTTTGTAATTGATCGGTTTAACAAATACAGTTAATTCGGGTGATATTGGAACAATGGGATCCCATGATATATTATTCAATAGGTTATCCATGACTATTCGCAAGTCTACTTGATACTCCATTTCAATATCATCACCAAACTTTAACGGAGTTGTCATTTGCTCCCCGTAAGTAGCCAATCGAATGGCTATTAAAATTAAATCCATATCAATGTTTGGGGTTGCCCAAGCATTTTTAATATTTGGCATACAGTTTTGAATAACTTCAACTACTGCTTGGCCATTCATAAGAGCATCAGGGACCTTAAGCATTAGCTCATCTTTAGCAGTCATTGAATAAACAGGGTATTCTCCTGTTTCTGATATATCTAAACTGCCCTCAGGCCAGTACTCGCCCTGACTAGGAAGTCTGATATAAATCTTTGGTTGACGCATAAAGCTGGTCAACGGGTTAACTGGTTTGGAAAATGTAGCTTCCATATGGTTTTGTCTCCGATAAATAACTATTGATATTTGGTAATCTTCTCTTAACTATTTATCTACGCAGTTAACCACGGAAAAACAATGGCAGACGTAACAGGACATTTTGGCGATCAACCGGTAGAACTTAATAACGCCGCCACGGAAGCGACACTTAAAACGCTGTTAGCTATTGCCAAAGTTGATTCTAAAAACCTTCTTGAACTAGCTAAAAAAGTATTAGGACCAGATGCTGCTAATCTGAAAGCATTTGAAGAAGCCCTAGAAGCAAATAGTGAAGCTCTTGATAAAAGCACAAAATTAGAAGATGCTCGTCTTATACAGATAGACGAGCAGATTAAAAAATACAATAAGATTAATACTGTAATTGGTCAGCTTGATGTTACAATGACCAAGTTAATGAATGGAAGCGGTAAAGCAAGTGATGTGTTTACTGCCCTAGAAAAACTTCCCGGAGTTGCAGGCATGGTCGCTAGCGGCTTTACTCGATTAGCAACTATTCAGGAAGAAAATTTTGAAACATATCAAAAGCTAACTGATGTTGGAGTAGGGTTTTCGGGCAGTTTAACTAATATGAGAATAGCTGCTGCTAATAGCTATCTTACTCTAAATGAATTTGCTAACGTAATTAAAAATAATAGCAGACTTATGTCTATGCTAGGCGGGACCGCAGATCAAGGTGCAGTTAGTTTTGCTAAAATTAGCAATGCTATGATTAAAAGCGATGCTGGTACATATCTAACAAGTTTAGGTTATACCGCAGAACAATTAAATGGCGGACTGGCAAATTATCTAACAATGACCGGCGGGCGAAATGCTCAAGAATTAAAAAATACTAAAGATATTAGTGAAGCTGCAGCTGGATATATGGAACAGTTAGATGGCCTAGCTAGAGTAACAGGCGAGTCAAGAGAACAACAACAAGCTGCAATGAAAGAACAAGCAGCTAATGCAGCATGGCAAGCTAAACTAGCTACCATGAGTGAAAAAGATAAAGAAAAAGCCATGGCAGGATTAGCCAATGCCTTAGCGGTAGGTGGTAAAGGTGCTGCCGATGCTTTCCAAGCAAAGATTATGGGCGTTCCGCCATTAAGTAGAGAAGCACAAATCTTTACCAGCACTATGAGTAATGCTAATCGATCTATTATGAAATCTGCTGAAACTGCTATGGATGGTACTAAGTCTATGGCAGATATGAACGAATCGTTCTTTACAGCGGCTAACGGTATTCAAGTAGATATGAGCAAATACAGTAAAGAACAAGTTGCTGCTATTATTGCTGCCGGCGGCCCTATGGGTAAAGCATTCCAAGATGCTCAAGCACACGTGAATCAGTTCGGAAAGCAAACAGATGAACAACGTAGAGCCGCCTTGGCTAAACAAGAAATAGATAAAAGCCAAGCAGCTGATATGGCTGCTGCAATGAAAAGCCTAAAAGAATTGGGTGCTGCACTTTGGACAGCATTTAGTCCTGTTATCGGCGCTCTTACTACAGTAATTGGATGGGTAGGAAAATTAGCAGGTGGATTTGCTAGTTTAATGGATGCAGGCGGCGCTCTTACAAAAATAATTGCTACTGTGAGTTTAATATATGCTGGTTATGTTGCTTGGAAACTCAAGTCAATGGCTCTTGAAAAAGCCGGTTCAATAGCAAGTGCTATCGGCGGCGGTGCAGGAGGTGCAGCTAGCGCAGCAGGTGGCGGCTTAGGAAAAGCCTTAAGCGGAATAGGCCCTGGCATAGGTGCAGTTCTAACAGGTTTAGCCGAAGGCCTAAAAGCAATGGGCAAAGGATCTGTAGAAATTTTACTCGGGGCTGCTACACTATCTGGTGTTATTGTAATATTGGCAGCAGGTTTAGCAGCATCAGCTTGGTTAATAGGAAAAGCATTACCAACGCTAGCAGAAGGATTTAAATCATTTAACGATATTGATGGTAAAAATTTAACTGATGTGGCACTTGGAATTGGCGCATTAGGTCTTGCGTTTGGAGCATTTGGAGCAGGATCCGCAATAGGGCAAGCCGGAAATACTCTTAGTCAGTTATGGGGTGGGCTCACTAAATTGTTTGGTGGCACCGATATGTTAGGTACCATTACGGAAACGCTAAAAACCCTAGGTCCAGAAGTAGACACTTTAACAAAATTAGGTGACAGTTTAGTAAAATTGGGCGATGGAATGACAGCATATGGTAAAGCCGTTGCTTCTATTGATATTGTTAAAGCAGAACGTGTTAAAGAGCTAATGAAAGGTCCATCTGCAGCTGAACAAGTAGCTAATGCAGGTGCTAAATTGTTTACAGCTGCCGCAGACCGTATTAGTACAGCGGTTACAAATAGCAATAACCCAGAAAAAACAAGTTCAGACCTACAGGCGTTAAATACTACTATGCGGGAAATGCTCAAATATATGAAAGACGCTACCGCCAATACTGAAAGAACGTATAAGGTAATAGAAGACAAAAAAGGCAAGGTGTGGTAATAAATTATGTCATGGAAAAAATATTTTACTCCTGTAGCAGCTGATGGAAAACTAAGTCCAATTAGTGGAAGTATGGGAGGCGCACATGCTAGCCGTCTTAACTATTCTAGCTACTTGCCAGACGTTTATGCAGGACATCCAAATCGTTTAGAACGTTATGGTCAATACGATACAATGGATTCAGACTCGGAAGTTAATGCTGCCCTAGACATTCTTGCAGAATTCTGTACACAAAGTAATGACGAAAACGGAACACCGTTTCAAATATTCTTTAAAGAACAAGCTACCAACGCCGAGATTACTATTATTAAAAAGTATCTACAGCAGTGGACAAAACAAAACAAGTTTGATATTCGTATATTCAAAATAGTACGCAATGCGTTCAAATACGGTGACGTATTTTTTGTACGAGATCCAGAAACACAATCATGGATGTATATAGATCCAGCTAAAGTTGACAAGATTATTGTTAACGAGTCAGAAGGTAAGAAACCAGAACAATATCACATACGTGATTTTAACCCTAATTTAGAAACACTTGCTACGACTGCTATTAATCCTAGCAACATGCAAGGCGGAGGAAGCCAGTTTGGCGGTAGCTTTGGTACAGGACAAGGTGGCGCAGGTGGTTCACGTGGTATGGTTGGATCATTTCCAACTACTGCTAACTCAAGCCGCTTCTCACAAAATCAAAATCAATACGCAATTGACGCTCGCCATGTAATACACATTAGCATGAGCGAAGGCTTAGACAATAACTTCCCATTTGGTAACAGCCTAATGGAAAGTATTTTTAAAGTATTCAAACAAAAAGAACTATTAGAAGATAGTATTATTATCTATCGTGTACAACGTGCTCCAGAACGTCGTGTATTTTATATTGACACCGGTAATATGCCAAGCCACTTAGCTATGAGCTTTGTTGAACGTGTTAAAAACGAAGTAAATCAACGCAGAATTCCTAGTGTAACCGGCGGAAGCCAATCAGTTGTAGATGCGTCTTATAATCCATTATCAATTAATGAAGACTATTTCTTTCCGCAAACAGCAGAAGGACGTGGAAGTAAAGTCGAAATCCTACAAGGCGGCCAAAACTTAGGTGAAATTGACGACTTACGTTACTTTACTAATAAGCTATTCCGTGCTTTACGTATTCCTAGTTCATATTTGCCTACAGGCGCAGATGACGGTGGCAGTAATTTTAATGACGGTCGTGTTGGTACTAGTTACATTCAAGAATTACGCTTTAACAAATACTGCGAGCGTTTACAAAGTTTAATTAATGCACCATTTGATGAAGAGTTTAAGCTATATCTACACAACAAAGGCATTAATGTAGACAGCAACATTTTTGATCTTAAGTTTAATCCACCACAAAACTTTGCCGCATATCGTCAAAGCGAAATGGATACAGCCCGTGTTAACACATTTAGCACTATGATTGCCGTGCCAATGATCAGCAAACGCTTTGCTCTTAAGCGTTTCTTAGGTTTAACTTCAGAAGAGATAGCAGAAAACGAACGTCAATGGAAAGAAGAAAACGTTGACATCGATGAAAAACTATCTGCTTCAGCAGAATTACGTTCAATGGGCATTACAGCTAATAACATGAGCGGTGATATTAGCAGTCTAAGTGATACTAGTGCTCCTCCACCGGAAGAAGGTGGATTACCAGACGAAGGCGGTGAAATGGGCGGTGAACCCGGCGGAGCAAGCCCGACTCCTCCTCCAGCATAATTGGTAAATACTCAACTATGTTATTAAAAGAATTCCTTTCATTTAACCGTGATGCTGCAGATCCTGTAGAAGATAATCGCTATCTTAGCCAAAACGATACTAGTGTTTTGCGCCAAAAAGATCTACGCAAAACACGTCTAACACTTGAAATGTTAAACAGCTTACGCAAAGCGGGCGATGCTCGTGAGCGTGAAAAAATGGAAGAATTAGGGTTAATTCGTACTATGTATGCTCAACCCCCAGCCGAAGAACAACAGTCGATGTAATGTAGTAAGTTAAAATATTTGACAACAAACTAAATATTTTTAACAAAAAATGTCAACAACGATAAAAAATATCGTCTCTCAAGGTCAAAACGGCTCGTTTTTGGCCTATTTCGTATAAGTATACTAGATCGGCTGTAAATACAGGTACAGCCTTGCCGCTACTCATTAAGGAGAAATTTGCATGTCAACAAAATTTGAACAACTACTAGACTATCTAGTAAACGAAGAAATGGATAAAGCTAACGAGCTTTTCCATGAGATTGTAGTAGAAAAATCTCGCTCAATCTACGAGAATTTAATCGCAGAAGAAGAACAAGAAGAAGAAATGGATGAAGCAGAAGAAGATGCTGACGAATCAGTTGAAGAAGCTGAAGAAGACGCAGACGAATCTGTTGAAGAATCAGAAGAAGACTTAGAAGACTCTTACGCTTTCCAAGAAACTGAAGATGGTTTTGGCGGTGGCGAAGAAGGTGACGCTACTGACGAACTAGGTGCTGAAATTGGTGCCAGTGACGAAGAAGGTGAAGAAGGTCACGAAGCATCAGAGGACGAGGCTATCCTAGATATTAAAAATGCTATCGCAGAACTAGAAGCAGCTTTTGCTGAATTAGAGCAAGCTCAAGGAAGCGAAGAAGCCGATATGGACAGCGACTTCGACAGCGAAGAAGATAGTGAAGACGAAATGATGGGCAGCCAAGCATTTGAAAGCCGTCGTGTAACACGTGAGTATGTTGAAAAAGTTGGTAATGACTGGGATAAAAACAGTCAAAAGACTCAAGGACAAGCTCTAGGTGCTAACACAGGCGAAAGCTTCCCAGCTCCAACAGAAGGTAAAAGCCCAGTAAGTTCTGGATCAGGTAAACCAACATCAGGCGCTAACGCTAATAACGTAGCACAAGGTGACGGTGAAGATGGTCAAAAGAACGTTGGCACAACACCAAACAAAGTAAACAAAGGCATTAGCTCAGAAAGCGGTGACAAGTTTGCTAAAGAAGCCGGAAATGTTCCTGGTGGAAAAATGGGTGTTAAGAGCCTAAGCAAAGTTAGTGCTCAAGATAAAGGCGAAGGTAAAGCAGTTGGTGCCGGGACAGGTGAAAACAGTGTTTCTGGTAGCACAAATACAACTAGCCCACTAAAGCACATTAAGTAATTAGAGAACCTGGATGAAACAAATATCATACTTACGTGAACACCTAAGTTTCGATCAAGCAGGAGTTGTACTTGAGAGCGACGACAAGGATGGCAAGAGTCTTTACTTAAAGGGCATTGCTATCCAAGGTGGTATTCGTAATGCTAATCAACGTGTATACCCTGTAGACGAAATTGAACGTGCGGTTAAAACACTAAACGATCAAATTGTAAACGGATACTCAGTATTAGGTGAAGTTGATCATCCAGATGATCTTAAAGTAAACTTGGATCGTGTGTCCCATATGATAACTCAAATGTGGATGGAAGGTCCAAACGGCTACGGAAAGATGAAAATCCTTCCAACGCCAATGGGTAACTTAGTACGTACTATGCTTGAAAGCGGTGTAAAACTTGGAGTAAGTTCTCGTGGTAGCGGCAATGTCAACGACATGAACGGCCATGTATCCGATTTCGAGATTATCACAGTAGACGTAGTTGCTCAACCTAGTGCACCTGGTGCATATCCAACTCCTGTTTATGAGCATTTAATGAATGCTCGTGGCGGAATGAGAGCATTTAAGGTAGCACAAGAAGTAAAAGAAGATCCAAAGGCCCAGAAATATCTGAAGGAAGCAATGCTTCAGATTATCAAAGGTCTAAAATAAGCCCGAGGAGAAATAGATGGACGCATTCAAACAGTTAGTGGAAAGTGGTGTTATTAGCGAAGAGATTCAATCTGAGCTAGAATCTGCTTTTGCAACTAAACTTCAAGAGAATCGCGACCAAGTTACAGCTGAACTTCGTGAAGAATTCGCACAAAAGTATACACATGACAAACAAGTTATGGTAGAAGCGATCGACAAGATGTTAAGCGACAGACTGGCCGCAGAAATGGCCGAACTGCATGAAGATAAAAAAGCTCTAGCCGAAGCAAAAGCTCGCTACCAAACTAAGGTAGCAGAAGATGCTAAGAAACTAGAAGGATTTGTAATCAAGCAATTAGGTAAAGAGTTAGTAGAGTTCCAAGGTGACCGTAAGAAAGTTTCCGAGAACTTTGCAAAATTAGAGCAATTCGTTGTACATGCTCTAGCTAAAGAAATCGGTGAGTTTGCTGAAGACAAACGTGACCTAGCTGAAACGAAAGTTAAGCTAGTACGTGAAGCTAAGAGCAAGTTTGAAGATATCAAACAAGATTTCATCAAGAATGCAGCTAAGGTTGTTGAAAGTACAGTTACTACTAAGTTAACATCTGAAATCAAGCAATTGAAAGAAGATATTGACAGTGCTCGTACAAATGACTTTGGTCGTAGAATTTATGAAGCATTTGCCCAAGAGTATTCAAGTTCTTACTTAAACGAAAAATCTGAAACAAGTAAATTGTTAAAGATCATCGCTAAGAAAGATCAAGAGTTATCCGAAGCGCAACAAATCGTAGCAGAAAAAACACAAATTGTTGAATCCGCACAACGCGAAATCCGTGTTACTAAAGATTTAATGGAGCGTAAAGCTGCTATGACTGAATTACTAGCGCCGTTGGATGCTAGCAAGAGAGAAATCATGAAGGAACTTTTAGAGTCCGTACAGACTCCAAAACTTTCAAGTGCTTTCGAGAAATACCTACCAGCAGTAATGGAAGGCGCACCTAAGCGTTCTGCAACTAAAGTAGCTCTTAATGAGTCAACAGCAGTTACAGGAAATCGCGAAGCGAAGCCAGAGGTAGGCTTAGACAATATTTTAGATATCCGCAAACTAGCGGGTCTGAAATAATTTATTCAAGGAGACATAAATGTCACAATTATTAAACGAAAGATGGTCAGAGACCAAAGAAGCTCTGCTTGAAGGCCTACAAGGTAACCGTCGTGCAAGCATGAATGTATGCTTAGAAAATACACGCCGTCACTTGGCTGAGAGCGCAACAGCTGGTGCAACATCTGCAGGTAACGTAGCAACACTTAACCGTGTTATTCT